GCTCAAGTATTGGAGACAAATGACCATCTCAAAGGATTCGTCAAGCAAATCAGGTACGCCAACGGTACAGAGTCTATTGAAATGCTGGACGGACGAAGGCTGGACGTTGTTGCGGCAACTAGAGATGGCTCTCGCGGTAGAACAGCAGACTTTCTATTCATCGACGAGCTCAGAGAAATCAACGAGGAAGGATTCCGAGCAGCTATTCCAACAACTAGAGCGCGTCCAAATTCTCAGACGCTTCTTACCTCTAATGCAGGAGACGCTTTCTCGGTAGTTCTCAATGGCATGAGAGAAAGAGCGCTAGAGAACCCACCTAAGTCTTTCGGGTTCTATGAGTACAGCGCTCCCCAATATTGCAAGATAACCGACCGACAAGGCTGGGCTCAAGCGAACCCTGCACTTGGCTATACGATAAGCGAGGAAACACTTGAGGAAGCAGTTGCAACTAGCCCGATTGAAAACACTAGAACTGAGTTACTATGTCAATGGATTGATTCTCTCTCATCTCCTTGGCCGCATGGAGTACTTGAGGACACCTCAGACTCCTCGCTCACGATTCCAGTCGGTGGCTATACAGTCTTTGCTTTCGATGTCAGTCCATCTCGCCGCAATGCAAGTCTCGTTGCTGGTCAAATACTCCCAGACGGCAGAATTGGCGTGGGAATACTCCAAACGTGGGAGTCGCAGGTATCGGTTGATGACCTTAAGATCGCTGCTGAAATCAAAGGCTGGGCTGACCAGTACCGCCCACGCCAAATCTGTTTTGATAAATATACAGCGCAATCAATAGCTGACAGACTGACAAACGCAGGTCAGGTTGTCATGGACATCTCTGGTGCTGCCTTCTATCAGGCTTGCGGCGACTTGCTTGATGCTTTAGTAAACCACCGCCTAGTTCATTCGGGTCAAGAGAACTGGATTCAACAGATGAACAACTGCGCAGCTAAAACCAACGATTCCTCATGGCGCATCGTTAAACGAAAGAGTGCTGGCGATGTATCGGGTGCTATCTCGACTGCAATGGTTGTTCACCAATTAACGAAACCACAACAGGTAGCGGCTATATACTCAGAATGACCTACATCTAGTGTATAATTAACCCCTATGGGTCTCTTTACGCGTAAGCCGCAAATCTTGGAAGCGCAAGCTGCACCGCAAGTCATGGGTGAGAACCTTCCCTCAATCTATAACGCGATTGCCCTTCGAGTCTCTCGCAAAGATGCGATGTCAGTTGCATCAGTCGCTAGAGCCCGCAACCTAATCTGCGGAACTGTCGCATCTATCCCTCTTGAGTATTACAACAAGCGCACCGGTGAAGTTATGGCTGCGCCTCGATGGATCAACCAACTTTCAAAGAACCAGCCATCATTCGTGACCCTAACTTGGTGCGTTGATTCTCTCCTATTCTACGGAGTGGCTTACCTTCGTGTTACAGAACGTTATGCCGAGGATGGTCGCCCATCAGCCTTTGAGTGGATTGCTAATTCACGAGTCACATTTACAACTGACCTCGAAGGCATCATGATCACCCAGTATTACGTCGATGCTTACCCAATCGACATGAATGACATTGTCACAATTCAAGGATTCGATGAGGGCGTATTAGAGCGCGCTGGTCGCACAATCCAGTCTGCTATTGATATCAACAAGGCCGCTGCAATTGCTTCTGCTACTCCAATGTCTAGCGGAATCCTTAAGAACACAGGCGCAGACCTTCCACCTAACGAGGTGTCTGGCCTTCTCGCAGCTTGGAAGCGCAGCCGTCAGAATAACTCAACTGCTTACCTGACCTCAACTCTTGATTTCCAATCTACACAGTTCTCACCTAAAGACATGATGTACAACGAGGCAATTCAGAACCTATCTACTGAGATTGCTCGCGCTATGAACGTGCCAGCGTATTACTTGTCAGCAGATCAGAACACCACAATGACTTATGCGAATGTCCAAGATGAGCGCAAGCAGTTCTTTGCTCTATCTATCGAGCCTTACATTCAGGCTATTCAGACACGCCTCTCAATGGATGATATCTCTACATCAGGCCATGAAGTCCGCTTTGCAGTATTCGATACATTCCTAAAGGCAGACCCATTGGTCGAACTTCAGGTAATCGAGAAGCTCCTAACTCTTGGACTTATCTCAACAGAGCAAGCGATGGAAATGACAGACTTAACTCCTAACGGAAGCGAAGGAATGAGCTAATGGAACATCTAATAATCGAAGCATCATCAATCGAGTGCAGCGAGGAACGCCGCGAAATCTCAGGCAAGATTGTGCCAATGGGTACAGGCGAGATTGGCAACACCAACATGGGTGGCGTTGTATTCGAAGCAGGATCTATTGATATTGCTGACGTATCTAAGATTAAGTTGCTATCACAGCACGATATCAAGAAGCCAGTAGGTCGCATGATTGCTGCGGAAACACGCGCAGACGGAATCTATGCAACCTTCAAGCTATCACGCTCTACAGGCGGCAACGATGCCCTCATTCAGGCACAAGAAGGACTTGTCTCAGGTCTTTCAGTTGGTGCAGAAGTAATCGCATCAAAGCCATCACGCGATGGACACATTGTTGTCTCATCAGCACGTCTCAAAGAAGTTTCTTTAGTAACAGAGCCAGCATTTAAGTCTGCTCAGGTGCTAGAGATCGCAGCAGAGGAATCACTCCCTGCTGAACCAATCCAACCAGAAAGCGAGCCAGTCGTGGAAGAAACCACTACACCGGTAGAAGCTCCAGCAGTTGAAGCAGCAGCAGTCGAAGCCGCTCGCCCAACAGTTGTAGCAAACTTGCAAGTCCGTGAGCGCATTGCTCCAATCTCATCAGCACAATACCTCGAAGCATCAATGAAGGCAGCCCTAGGCGATGACGAAGCTCGTCGCACAGTTCGCGCCGCTGATGATTCTACAAGCACCAATACAGGTTTGACACTTCCGTCTCACCTCAACACATTCATTACAGATACATTCACAGGTCGCCCAGCATTTGAAGCTGCTACACGCGGTTCACTTGCAGGCATCGATGGAATGTCATTCACAGTTCCACGCCTCTACACCAACGCTTCAACTCCAGATGTCGCACCAACAGTTGCAGACACAAACGAGGGTTCAGCACCATCTGAGACAGGCATGACATCTGCTTATGACACTATCTCAATCAACAAGTTCTCAGGCCTACAGCGCGTTTCATTCGAGCTTGTAGATCGCTCATCACCTGCGTTCATGGAACTCATGATGGCAGAACTCCGCAAGGCATATGAGAAGGCTACAGATGCAGCACTTCTCGCAGCTTTCGTTGCTGACGGAACAACAGCAGCAACAACAGCAGCAACAGCGGCTGGACTTCAGTCATTCGTGTCTGTAGAAGGCGCAGCAGCATACAAGGGTACAGGCGGAGACTTCGCTAACAAGCTTGTTGCATCAACAGACCAGTGGGCTGCTATCGCAGGATACGCAGACTCAACAGGTCGCGCACTCTACTCAGCACAGGGCGCAACACAGAACGCATCAGGCAACGCAGTTGCTACAAGTGTTGTAGGTGGAGTTCTCGGAACTGACCTCATCGTAGATCACAACATCTCAACTTCAGGAATCGTTGATAACTCAGCGTTCCTAGTTGCTCCAGCATCAGTTTACACATGGGAGTCACCAACAACTCAGCTCCGCGTAAACGTTCTTACATCTGGCGAGATTGAAATCAATCTCTACGGATACCTCGCTATCTACCTTGCTAAGTCAGGTAAGGGCGTTCGTAAGTTCAACCTTACATAATAGATAGACCCTAAGTCGCTAGAGGGGGCTGCCAGAGCCCTTGCAGCTCCCTCTAGTCTTTAGAAAGGATTACAATGTCACTCACAACAGTTGCAGAGCTTCGCACCGCCTTAGGCGTTGGCACTCTCTATACTGATGCCGTGTTGCAGTCTGTTTGCGACGCTGCTGACAACGTTCTCCTTCCATTCATTTGGGCTAACACAACTCCTATTTCAGGACACAGCAATACAGCCACAACAGGCACTTCATATTTCAATGACTATGTAAAAGATGTATTTTATGTAGGCCAGACAGTAGTTATCTCAAGCTCAGGCTCTAAGCACAACGGCAGCAAGACAATTACAGGCGTTGGCGATTACTCAATTACTTATGCCATCACAGGCAACAACAACACCCCAGCGCCTTACCACCCAGTTAATCCGGTTGGCACTTGCGCAGCAGATACTTATCTAGACCCATCCACAGTTCCAGCAATCCAAGAGGCAAGCCTCATGATCTGCGTATCTATCTGGACATCTCGCCAGACTAACTCAGGCAATGGCATGAACCCAGATGGCTCAATCGGCTCAATGTACGCCATGTCATCTCAGCTCATCGCTCGTGTTCGTGGCTTGATTGCACCATATTTAAGCCCTAACTCAATGGTGGGCTAATGCCAGCAATAACAACTCTCAGAAGCAGTATTGCGAGCGCCTTAGCGGATAATACTAAGTACAGCGTATTCGCCTTCCCACCTGCTACACCTATTGCTAACAGCGTCATAGTTACACCTGACGATCCATATATTGTGCCAAGCAATAACGATTACACATCTATTGCGCCAATGGCTAACTTTAAACTTACCATCCTTGTCCCGTTGCTAGACAACGAGGGCAACCTTGCTGGAATCGAGACCGACATCGTAAGAGTGTTTCAGCTTCTCGAAGCTTCCAGCATTGTATTTAACGTGGGAAGCGTGAGCGCACCTAGCGTTCTATCAATCGCTTCCGGAGACTTACTTACTTGTGACATCGCAATAAGTACCCTAACGGAATGGAGCTAATCGATGAACGATTGGACAAAGGAGCAAGCCGACTTTCTAATCAAGATTGGCCAAGTTCCACCAGCAGCACCAGCACCAAAACCAACTACCAAGAAAGATGAGGAATAACTGAAATGGCAGTATTTCTAAACAATGGCGTAGTTTTGACAGTCAATTCAGTTGATCTCTCAGACCACGTCACAGCAGTAACAATCAACCGTTCATTCGATGAACTCGAAGTGACAGCGATGGGTGACTCAGGTCACAAGTTCGTTAAGGGCTTGGAAGCATCATCAATCACAATCGACTTCCTCAATGACACAGCAACAGGTGAAGTCCTTCAGACCCTTCAGGGCATCTGGGGAACAAACGCACCTATCACAGTAAAGCAGTCATCAGCAGCAACTTCAGCAGCTAACCCACTTTACTCAATGACATGCCTTATCAACAACACAACCGATATCAACGGCTCAGTTGCTGATCTCTCAACACAGAGCCTCACATTCAATGTGTCAGGTACAATCGCTGTAACAACTTCCTAATAAGAAACTAAGGGGCTAACATGGCAAAGCTAAAGGTAACAAGGGCTGACAATTCAGTACAGGAGTTTGAGATAACTCCTCTGATTGAGTATGCCTTCGAGCAATACGCCAAGAAAGGCTTTCACAAAGCGTTAATAGAGGATCAGAAACAATCTGATGTCTATTGGCTCTGCTGGGAAGCAATCCGTCGTTCGGGTGAAACGGTCAAACCTTTCGGGGAAGGATTCCTAGAGACCCTCAAGTCAGTTGAGGTTCTAGAGTCTGACCCTTTAGGGTAGATCGGAACTCCCTCACCTATCTCGCAGCTCGGCTGAGTTACGAGTATGGAGTTCCGTTTCAAACTATTGTCGAACTTCCGGCTATAGCGTTCAAGGCACACATAGAAGTTCTCAAGGACATAGCGAAGGAGCGTAAGGATGCCAGTACAGCTTCAGGGCGCCGTCGCACTTCGTAAAGCCTTACGCAAGTTTGAACCAGATTTGGCTAAAGAAACAACTAAAGAGATTGCTAACTTTCTTAAGCCGGTAACTAAGAACGCTCGAGGATTCTTACCTTCTAACAGCGAAGTTCCATCAGGCTGGCTCAAGCGTGAGAACGCTAAGGGTCGCTGGGCTAATCGTTACTATGACAGAAGCCAAGTTAGTCGAGGCATTAGTTACAAAAGCAGCCCAAGCAAAGCAAACCGTCGAGGCTTTAGAGCTTTGGCATCTATCTTTAATAAGTCTGCTGCTGGCGCTATCTACGAGACAGCAGGGCGCAAGTCTGGAGTTACTGGAAAGTTCACTCCTAAACTCGGCGGTCAGTTAGTTGGTCAAGGTCAGAAAATGACAGGTAGAGCAATTTTTAGAGCTTTTGATGAGGATCGTGGCAAGGCAACTGCAGGAGTACTCAAGGCTATTGAAACCTCAGCAGCTAAGTTTAACGCAAGGAGACCAGTCTAGTGGCAGATTTAAGAGTTGATATTGCGTCGGAGTTCACCGGCAAGCCAGCCTTCGTAAAGGCACAGAAAGCCACTAACTCACTAGACAAGGCAGTTGGCAAACTAGGCAAGCAACTTGCTTCAGTATTCGCATTTACTAAAGTTGTTCAATTTGGCAAGGCATCAGTTAAAGCCTTTGCAGAGGATGAAGCAGCAGCTAATCGTCTATCTACAGCAGTTAAGAATCTAGGTTTAGCCTTCGCACAACCTCAGATTGATACTTACATTGCTAAATTGGAGTCAAGCAGCGCAGTCCTCGATGACCAGTTGCGCCCAGCATTCCAAGCATTACTCACAACAACTGGATCACTAACCAAGTCTCAGGAACTCCTGACAATGGCTATCGAAGCCTCACGCGGTAGCGGCATTGACCTTACAACCGTTGCACAAGACTTGGCTAACGCCTACAACGGCAACACTAGAGGATTGAGAAAATATAACCTTGGACTAACTAAGGCTCAACTTACAACCGTCTCATTCACAGAAGTCCAGCAACGCTTCAATAAGCAGTTCTCGGGAGCAAACGCAACCTTCCTCGATACCTATGCAGGCAAATTGCAGGTTCTTACTGTTGCCTCAGAAAATGCTAAAGAGACAATCGGTAAAGGCTTAGTCGATGCTCTAGCCCTAGCAGGCGGCAAAGACGGAGACATTCAGGATGTCGCCGATGCAATGTCTGATCTATCTAACTTTACGGCAGATGTTGTTCGTGGGCTTGGCGCACTTGCTGGAAAGTTCACAGCGGTAGATAAATCTCTTTCAGGTGGCTTATTAGGTAAGGTTCTAACTGCTAATTTTAAGTATGGTTTATTAGGGCAACTTGCTGAATTAGGTCAATCAACACAAGCGCGACCAATAGCCAACCGTCGATTTATGGGTGGCGCACAAACTAATCTTTATGATTCAAGCGCAGCTGCAGAGAAAAGATATCAGCAACAGCAAAAGAAGTTTCAAGATGCTCAAATCAAGGCAACTAAGGCACTTACAGCAGAGCAGAAAAAACAGGCAGCACTTAAGAAGGCTCAAGGAATCTTTGACTTAGAGCAGATTCAAATTATTGCTGCCCTTCAGGGTAACCTTTCGAAAGAGGAAAGAACTCGCCTTGAGGCTCAGTTAGCCTTACTTAGTGGTAATGAGGCAGTAGCAACTTCTTTGACTAAGCAAATTCTTATGTCACAGGATGCAACAGGCAACCTTTACAAGTTATGGCAAACCCTTCCCGATGCTCGCAACCCATTTGCTTACCTTGAGGAATACCTCAACGGACTAGCTAAGAAGGCTGCAGCAGTCCTCTCAGGCGGTGCAAGCGGCACAGCGCCGGTAACTCCTACTAACGTGACTCCTAGCGTTATAGGAACACCATTTGGTCAGGCAGGATCATCACAAGAGGCAGCAGCCATCAGACAACTTGGCACACCTTTCGGTCAAGCCGGTGGCAATGGCTCAGGTTATATTGGCACTCCATTCGGACAGGCTCAACCAATTGTTGTTCAAATTGACGGCAAGACCGTTGCATCAGCTCTGCAAGATACTTCGATGTCAGGCATACCTTCAGCCATTAACAGAACTTATGGAAGCTTCGCTGGTCGATGACATTACCTGCCGAGATATCCGTATCCTTTGACTTTAGCTCAGGAGCGACTTTCGGCTATCCATTTACAATTGGCGATGCTAAGTACGGAGTTCTAGGTACTGGCACACTTGGGTCATCTACAGTTCCAGTTCCGATTGTTGATCTCACTCCCAACGTTCGCAATATCACCATCAACCGAGGCAGAGATATCCAAAGCGATACCTATGTCGCTGGCACAGCCGTTGTACGCATTACAGACCCAGACTCTTACTTTAACCCTCAGAACACAGCCAGCCCTTATTACGGTTATCTAGTGCCTTTGCGCAAGGTGCGTATTGCAGCTACGACAGCCACAGCGCAGGAATTCTTATTCTCAGGCTATACAACTGAGTATCGCTATACCTATGACCAAGCCGAGCAAATGGGCTATGTCGATATATATGTAGCTGATGCCTTCCGTCTCTTTAACTTGGCTCAAGTCACAACCGTTGCTGACTCAGGAGCAGGGCAATCTACCGGCACACGCATTGGCAAGATTCTCGATCAAGTGGACTTCCCTTCCAATATGCGCACAATCGCAACTGGTCAATCGAACTGCATCGCTGACCCTGCAACCCTGCGCACAAGCCTCAACGCCATTAAGAACGCAGAGTTCTCAGAGCAGGGCGCATTCTTTATCAACGGCTCAGGCACAGCCGTATTCAAGGATAGAAACACAGTTGCCTCATCTATCGCTGGCACTCCAATCGAGTTTAATCAGACAGGCGGTATTCCGTATCGCAACCTCGTATTTAGCTTCGATGACAAACTCATCATCAATCAGGCACAGATGACCCGATACGGCGGCACAGCCCAGTTCTACGAGAACGCAGCCTCAATTGCTAAATACTTCCCTCACCAATACAGCGCACAGGATTTGGTTATTGATACTGATGCCAATGCCTTAAATATCGCTGCAACCTATGTAGCAACTAGAGCTGAGACCACAATCCGCATTGATCAGATGTTGGTGGATTTACTAGACCCAGCCGTACCAACAGACACAATGATTGGCTTGGAGTATTTCGACAATCTACGGATAAGCAACATCCAGCCTGATGGCTCAACCATTACCAAGACTTTACAGGTGCAGGGCTTATCGTGGAATATCAGCCCTAACAGCATGAGCGTTACAGTAACAACACTTGAGCCCATCGTCGATGGATTCATCATAGGAAGCACAGAACGCGGTATAATTGGCGTGAGTGCAATGACTTACTAGGAGATAAAATGGCAACAGGCTTCCCAGCGGTAACAGGAGACATCCTAACTGCATCTATGTTCAACGGGCTAGTAGCCTTTACAGTCGATGCAGATCAGACAGCAGACTACACAGCAGTCTTGGATGACGCGTATCAGACCCTAGTACCTATGAACAAGGCAACAGCCGTAGCGTTCAAGATTCCTACCAATGCCTCAGTAGCCTTCCCAGTAGGCACAGCAATCACAGTTCTCAACAAGGGTGCTGGAACAGTCACAATCTCAGCAGTCACTTCAGGCACAACAACAGTTCTCTCAGCAGGTGCAGTTGCAGCTTCTCCAACTTTGGCTCAATACAAGACAGCAGTTTGCATTAAGACAGCAACTGATACTTGGTATGTCGTAGGGGCTATTGCGTAATGATTGGTTGCATAACAGCCGGAGTGTTTGGTCCTACTTTTGTCGCGCCATCAATATCTGCCGATTATTTAGTTGTAGCAGGCGGTGGCGCAGGTGGAAGTTCTAACACAGGTGCAAACGCCTACGGCGGTGGCGGCGGCGGTGCTGGTGGATTTAGGACAGCAACAGGATTAAGTTTGACTGGATCATTTACTGTAACCGTTGGTGCTGGTGGAGCTGCAGGCGGTTCCGCTGCTTCCGGAAGCGCTGGTGCTAATTCTGTTTTGGCAAGCATTACATCAGCCGGTGGTGGTTTCGGAGCCGGTGGAACTTTATCAACCGTTAACGGCGGCGCGGGTGGTTCTGGTGGAGCTTCTTTTAGTGGCGGAACTGGTGGTGCAGCATCTCCGGCTGGTCAAGGTAACGCTGGCGCTTCTTCATCATCTGCATTTGGATCATCAGGTGGCGGCGGTGGTGCATCAGCCGCAGGCTCTAACGTAACAAACATTAACGGCGGCGCTGGTGGCGCTGGAACATCAAATTCTTATTCAGGAAGTGCAGTTACTTACGCCGGCGGTGGCGGCGGTGGCGGTTATTACTCTACCGGTATAGGC